GCCTTAAAGCGAGTTTGTCGGGTATTCCGATTCCGGCTTTGGTGTAGTCGATCACGGAGAATCCTGCGTCTCTCACGGCTTTCGTGATCTCGCTGTCGTTCAAATCGCGTCGGGCGGCGTGGCGCATAATCTAGGCTAATCGTATAGCAGGGATCGGGTTGCCAGTCATCGGCCCGAGCCGTATTGATAAGTCGTCCGAGAAATATGCGCCACCATATCCTATTAGACTGCTTTAGGGGTGGCCCCTCCTCCGGATAGCCTAGCGATGCCTCGCTCGCCGAAGAGGTGCCAGACCATTGATTTAATATGTGGGTCACCGAGAACCTCTTTCGGGTCAGCCTGTCTAATGAAATCCCCTACGCGACCTTTCAGCCATTGAATTCTCTCGGGGATGTCAGGGTCACCGGCTCGTTGGGTATAGCGAGCGAGCAGCGCATCGCAGAGTCGCAGCATACTAATCGGGTTGCCTTCGACGCTATCCCAGTATTTCTGACTCTTGCCTTCGTTGATTTCAAATATCTGCTGATCGGCGGCTTTCTGTTTGTCGGTTTTCTGTTTCGGCTCCGTCGGGTCGGTCTTGCCTTTTCTCAGTTCGAATAGTCCTTGCCATTGGTTAGAAACCGACTGGTTCACCACCTCCGCTTGATCTGCGCCATATTTCGAAAGTTTTAGTGCAGCGGCGTGGAGTGATACGTCTTTCAGAGGCTTGCGGATTGCTTTGCGATAAGCGACCCATCGTTCCCAAGCATCTTTGTCCAAGCCCTCGATATGCTCAATGCTCATGATAAAACCCCGCTTGCTTTAATTTTCGCTCTCTGATCTCGCTTCCGAAGTTTCGCTAAAACCCTCATGTGGTTCTTTTTGTGTTCTGGGCTGCAAGTAGTGGTCGGGCGACCTGCTCGGGTTGATTGCCTTAAAAAATATTTCGAACAAGGTTCGTATGCGCATTGATCGACAAACGGCAGTAAATCAATCCGGCTTTCGATTCTTTTCTTAACGATCTTAATTTCTTCTTTCGTCATTCCGTAGCCAATATCATTCGCGAGTTGTAAAGCGAGATCGCTTTTTTCTTGTGAGTCAGCGGTGATTGCTAACCAGAGTGCGGATTCGAATGCTTCTGTCTGTGTCATGTAATTCCCCGTATATGTGAATATCTACAGTTAAAGTGTATATACAGTCCGTATGCCCTTTGGTGGATTCTGCGTAGTGTAGACGGATTAGGTCGTTTGTCGTGTTGGCCTCCAATCTGTCATGTCCCAGTTACCTTTCCCATGATTACAAATTGAGCAAAGAATCTGCAAGTTATCAAAATCTAAAGCCAAATTGGGAAAAAGTTTTCTAGGCTTGATGTGATCGACATTGATAACTGCTCCGGTTTTTGGTGATGCGCCGCAGCACATACATCTCGCCCCGTAGTGACTAATTACTTGCATTCGCAACTTGCGCCATTCATAAGTCAATAAAAAATCGGTCGCTGATTTTTTTGTTTTGCGAGGCAGAATGGCCCGATTGATAACGTCTTGCATTGCTCGTGCATTGTCGTCTAGAAATTTTGCAATCGATTCTTGGCCGCGCTTGTTTGTAACTTGTTCAGCGAGTAATCGATAAGCAAGTTTTATAGGGCTTTTCCCTTTAGGTGTTGCTGATCCGGTCATTGCCCTGACGTACTTACTACATCTAGCAACCCTTAACCCATCCTGTTTAGTCTTTGTCATGTCTTATTCCCTATATGCTCGGAGGATCGGGAATGCCCCCCCTACCCCCCCAGACTTGGGAAGGTAGGAAAGGCTAACCTCATGCCCGTATGGATGCGGTCTTTAGCCCTGTTCGCCATGGTCACCGATGCGAACTTACCCCGTCGGCACCAGATTTTAGGCTCCATGGTGAGGGAGAAATGGGAGGGGGATTGACGGGTAAAGCAGAAATGCTACCCTATGCCAATCCCTATCCCCGTGGGGATCATACCGCCCTTCTGCAGCGGAGTAAAGCCCCGGCCCCTCAAAAGGTCGGGGTTTTGCTTTCTGGGCCGTTCTGGGCGATTCCTAGCCACCCTGTCCCTGCCCTTCCCCGAGGCTAGGGGTGGCCCCATAAGCCTTCCTGTGGGCTTCTAGGGCAGCGGGTAGTTGGTACTCCCGTCCCCTAGGGAAATAGCCCTGTTTACGCCACCGGAGGATCGCCGGAGGGGTCACGTTGAAAGCCTTTGCCATCTTGTTCTGGGAGCCGAAAAGGGCTACTGCCTCGTTAGGGGTCAACTTTCTCTCCTTGGGGTGTATACTTTTGTTTCGGGCTTAATTATAGTTCACATATCGGGGACGAACAACCCGACCCACAGACAGGAGAAAGACAATGCAATACGCGAATCACATAGGCTACAGCGATATCAACCCGTACGAAGTTATTCGCAAAATCAGCGATAAGACTTTAGAAATTCGCTCAATGAACGCCGAGCGTGACCCTTCCTGGAAACCGGACATCGTTCCTGGTGGGTTCTGCGCAAATTATCGCAATCAAGATCAACAGAAGTGGATCATTACTCGCAGCGAAGATAGCCAGACGGTTCTTATTCGATTAGGCAAGAGAGGGTGGAAAGATCGAGACGGACGCCGCTTCTCACTTTCTGACAAGCCCTGCAAATTTTACGACTACAACTTTTAATCATAGAGGCGGGGACTGCAAACCCGCCATCTTCCACAGATAGGAGTTACACAAATGGCTTATATGAATCAGGAACGCAAAGCAAAGATCGTCGAAGCCCTCAAGCCGGTTCTGGCGAAGTACAAGATGAAAGGCACCCTCAAGGTGCGACACCATAGCGCAATCGTTCTTACCCTTAAGAAAGGCCCGATTGACTTCGGTAAGACCGAGGGCAGCGTCAACGTATTCTGGATCGATCACCACTACGAAGGCGTAGCGCGAGACTTTCTCAAGGAGGCCCACGACGCTTTGCTCTCGGCGGGGTGGTACAACCGCAGCGATGCGATGACCGACTACTTCGACATCGCTTACTACACCGATATCAATATCGGCGCATGGGGCAAGCCTTACGAGGTGGCGGCGTAAGCCGCCCTCTCTCATGGCAACCGTAGACGTTAGGCTCTATTTGCTCGGCACACTTTGGGAAGTCGAGATCGATTTCGAATACGACTCCGAGGATAACTGGGAAGTCATCGACATCACCGAGGTCTGGCTTCTTGGGTATTACCCCGAAGCGTCGAGTATTACCAAACGCGACTATGTGCGATGCAAGATCAAAGCGAATTTGCTTGAGATGAGCAACGCCGACTATCAGAACTGCGTCGAGATCGTAAAAGAGTTCATCGAAGATGCGCGGCACGAACGCCGCAGAGGTGACCTATGAAAGCCGAACCGGTGATTGCATTTCCTCTACTTGGCGTAGAAGCCGAAGCGATTGTCGATATTGAAGTGCTAGGCGAGGGCGAGGATACCTATACCTACTCGCTCGACTGCATCACTATCGTAAGCATCGACGGCGACTGCGTAGAAATTGAAGTCAAGATCGATGACCTACCCGCCGTTAGCAAGACGGGACTCATCGCTAACCTAGATTGTTGGCTCGATAAGTACGCAACCGAGATCATGGCTAGCGAATCCGACTACATCGCAGATATGGCCTACGACCAATTCCGAGAGGCACACGACTATGAATAAGCAACCCGTATGGCCGTTAATCGCCGCTATTGTTGCGGTCTTTCTTATCGCAGCAGCCGTCGAGCCGTGCGACGGTCACTCATGTGGTGATACCCATGCGCAACGATGATTTCTGGCAGAAAGCCGAAGAAGAAGCCCGATCCGAATTTGAGATGCGAATGCAGCGTCTTAAAGAATCCGCGAACGAGAGTCTAACGATTGACGCGAGGCAGAACCCACGCCTCTCCGCAGCCCTAGAAACTTGTTTGCGCGAGATCGAAGAAATCCTAAACAAAGTCAACGGAGTAAAAAAGTGAATCAATCACAAACGATTGGTGCGCTAGCGGCTGCACTAGCCAAGGCGCAAGCAGATATAACGGGAGCCGTTAAAGACTCGGCTAACCCGTTTTTCAAGAGCAAGTACGCCGATCTGGAATCGGTCTGGAATGCGTGTCGTAAACCTCTTACCTCTAACGGCTTGTCGGTAATTCAGACCACGCAGCCGACGCGACACGGCACGATGCTCGTTACTACACTCGCGCACAGTAGCGGGGAGTGGATACGAGGATATATGCCGATCCTAACGAAAGACGCGACCGCACAAAGTCAGGGGTCGGGTATCTCGTATGCGAGACGTTACGCCCTTGCTGCATTGGTCGGGGTCTATCAGACCGATGATGATGCAGAGGCAGCACAAGGTCGAGGCGATTCGAAAAGTATTACCGGCGATCCGAGAAGTATTACCGTCGATCCGCGAGGCGATCTAGGTAAGAACATCGATCAGAAAAAGAAGGAGCAGTTCATCGCGGATTTTAAGCAAGCGTTCGATCTCGACGCAGAGGAAAAAGAGATCGCGCTAGCCGTTCGCGCCGTCCATGAGCGGATCAGTACAGATCACGACCTCTATATCGCAGTCAGCGATGCTCTGTCATCAAGAGAGCGGTCAGCGATCAAAGCATATTTACGCATAGCCAAGGAAAGCAAGTAATGGAAAAGCAATACGACAATACAAATCGCGGCGTTCTCTTTAAGAATGACCCGCAGGGAAACCCGAAGCGACCGCAGTATCGCGGCTCCTTAAATGTAGGCGGCGAGGAATACAACCTCTCTGCATGGATCAAGGAAAGTAAAAAGACAGGCGATAAATTCTTGAGTCTCTCTGTAGAGGCAAAGAAGGATGCGCCGAAACGTGCTGCGGCCCCTGCTGCCGAGCCTGACTTTAACGACGACATTCCGTTTTAATGCGCCGCATATTCCCTAAACGCACAAGCAAGGAGGCCATCGTTAGCGCGGTGGCCGTCCTTGTGCGGGATATTGACGAGTCGAAGGCGTGGCAAGTGACCGTTGAGGAATTCAAAAAGCCTCGCACGAATCAGCAGAACGCATACCTCTGGGGTGTCGTTTATCCGGCGATCTTGGAGGCGGGTGGCGAGATGCTGCGAGGATGGTTGGCAGATGATCTGCACGAATACTTCTTGGGCGAGGTGTATGGATGGGAGACGCTCGAAGGCATGGGCAGAAAGCGTCTACGTCCGTTAAAGCGAACGTCTCGGATGACCCGCTCGGAATTCATGGAGTACCTAGAGCAAGTCAGCCAACGCTGCGCCAATATGGGAATAGTGATACCGGAGCCGACATATGCCCCGACCGATCATTGACCTTTCACCTTGGGAGTACGAATGGGCATCGCACGTTGGAGCGAGGCGGTATATCGAGAACTGGGAAAAAGGCGATGCGGCGTATTACAACCGAGAGCGAATGGAGGATGACAGGACGGCACAGGTCGCTGCCTGTATTGCCGAGTTAGCCGTAGCCAAGTATGCCAATCGATTCTGGTCGGGCCATGTCTGGCATCGTAGCGAGCATCACAAGTATCGCAAGACGGCAGACGTAGGGACGAATATCGAGGTTAGGCGATTGCGAACGAAAGAGACGGCGGCGGTAAGGAAAAAGCAACTTGGTCAAGGCTTGGTGTTATTCGTCGCGAAACCGATTATGCCGGAGTGTCGACAAGTAATTATCTACGGGTATCGTGATTACGATGTGGCGTGGAGTCTCGCCGTACCGTCTGAATACGACCCAGAGAACACGAGAGAACTAGGCGCGGAGTTTTTGAGGTTGCTATGAATCTGCGAAAGATAGCGAAAGGAAAGCCCTGCATGGTACGACTTCCTGATATCTGTAATCACAACGATGAAACGACCGTGCTTGCTCATATCCGCATGGCGGGGATAAGTGGCATGGGAATTAAGGCTGACGATTTACTCGGCGCGTGGGCTTGTAGCGCGTGCCACGATGCGATTGATCGGAGATCGAATACTGATCTCGACAGGGATTATGTCCGTCTTGCCCATCTCGAAGGGATGGCTAGGACGATTGCTCAACTACGGAGGTATGACCTTATATGAACCGCGACGACGTTATCAAATTGGCAGAAGGCAAAGGTTACAGAGCCAAGCCTTGTGTTGCAGACGGCATGATGGCGGTCAATGTCGGCAAGGCTGAGGACACTAACGAGCGTATGCGTCTGACCGATTCGGGGCAGTTACTTGTGGTGGACGAGGGCTGTTACTGGCAGGTCGGGACGACTGATGAGTGGGCGAAGCACTTACAGGAGCAACCGCGATGAACGCCGCCGTGATTC